ATATCATCATCTACACATGCATAAAGAATACCATTTGTTTCATTTGTAGCAAAGTATGATACACCCTTATATTCGAACTCTATAACTTCTTCCTCCTCCTCTTCTTCCTCTTCCTCCTCTTCCTCCTGGGACTCCGTTCCATCAGCTTCCTCCTCTTCTTCCTGGGACTCCGTTCCATCAACCTCCTCTTCTTCTTCATGGGACTCCGTTCCATCGGCATCCTCTTCAGCATCCTGGGACTCCGTTCCCAGACCCTGATTTTCTTCCTGGGACTCCGTTCCCAGACCCTGATTTTCTTCCTGGGACTCCGTTCCATCATCATCTTCTTCAGCATCCTGGGACTCCGTTCCCAGACCCTGATTTTCTTCCTGGGACTCCGTTCCATCATCATCTTCTTCAACTTCTTCTTCAACTTCTTCTTCAACTTCCTCTTCAACTTCCTCTTCAACTTCCTGGGACTCCGTTCCATCAGCATCTTCTTCAGCATTTTCTTCAGCATCTTTTTCAACTTCCTGGGACTCCGTTCCTTCAACTTCCTGGGACTCCGTTCCTTCAACTTCATGGGACTCCGTTCCGTCAGCTTCCTCTTCCTCTTTTTCCTTCTCCTTTTTAATATCGAAAACATAAGTAATGCTTGTATTTTCTTTGTATTTACGATCAAACTCATATGGACTTTCATTTTCATCATTCTCTTCCAAAATTTCTAGTTCAATGTTGGGTGTATCCCTCTTTTCGTCTGAAAGTCGCTTGTTTTCCTTCTGAAGTTCATTAATTTTCCCAAGTAGTTTAATACACAAAGGCGATTTAAGCATATGTTCATAGTTTGCTTGGTATTCCCCCACCTCGGTTTCCAAAAAGTTTCGGATAAGTGAAGCAATGCTCAGGGTCAATGAATTCAATTTATCCTCCATCCTAATTGTTAATAGATAGTATCCATATCTTTCGTTTAAACTATTTCAATTTTATATCTTATGTATACAATGGAAGACACTTCGTCAGTAGATATTATATGTCGTCAAACAGATTATACTAGAGAGACTGCTCTTGAAAAATTAAAACAGTTTGATTATAATTATACAGCAGTAATTAAAGACTTTATGGGTATTCAACCCAAAACGAATACCAGATGTCCATATGTGAGTCAAGAACGCTACAAAATTATCCGCCAAGAACTCGATAATGCCTGTCGTAATTATCGAGAAAAAAAAGACAATGAAAATATAAATTAATAAAATAAATTTAGAATTTAGAATTTAGAATTTATTTATTACACCTTTGAACATTTAAAACGCCGACTATATTAGGATATTAATTTAATATTATTAAATTTACTAGCCATTTTAGAGAAACCAGAATAAGATGCTGAATAAATTAGTTGTGAATTAGATAAAATGTAAAAATCTGTAATAGAATCTAATATTTGTTTATTTGTTGTATTAGACAATGAAGTGTGTCCTATTTGTGAGGTTGTTATAATAATATTATTATATTTATTTTTAACTTTTAATTTCTCACTGTTATTATCACAAAAAAAAATTATATTTTTATCGTTATTATCTTCTATAAATTTATATAAATTTTCCGAAGAATAATTTCTTCTATCATCTTTACACATAACATATTTTTTATCAGTTTCTAAAAATTTATCACCCAGTCTTAAATGTATAGAAATATAATTAATTGGTAAAGGAGATAATATATTTTTAACATTTGTTTTTACAATATCATCAAAATAGAAAATTTCATTTAAATGTATGTTATCATCGTATTTGTCATTATTATAATAATGAAATGGATTTTCAATAGTTACATTTTTAAGTTTTGAAATTTCCTCTGATGAAATATATAAAAAATCATATTTCAATTTAATGTATTTTTCAATATCTATATTATTTATTTTGTGATAAAACTTTATATTCTTACGCATACACTTTGTTAAGATTATCATATAAAATTTTAAATAATCTCCAATACCACCATATCCTAATTTAAAATCATAAACACTTGTTTTAGTAAAATTTTTAAAATTATCAATATAATTTTCCATATATATATATATATATAATATTACGTCCACTCATACAAAAAGAAAACTAAAATCTAAAAATATCTGAATTCATTCGGCGTTTTAAGTGTTCGAAGGTGTAAAACTTTGAAGAATAGGTTGGTTTTTTTTGCTATACGAAAAATAACTTTCATTTTTGTAATCTTCATGTAATTCAGGAAGTTCACGCGTAATCGGTTTATCTATCACAAATAAATAATGTTGGGATTCAAATAATTCACGGTATTCCTCAATGGTCAAATTTCCAAAAAACTTATTCAATGTATAACGAGGATCTGGAGCAGGTTTAATATTTTTCTTATAATCAAACACTTTAGTGTAAATGTAGCATAACAATTGATAACGCTCGAATTTAATGGACGCATCAATATTTTCCTTCATCAAATAAGCAGTAGCACATTCTGGACTACAAAAACATCCATACACATGGTAAGTGTTATTAATTTCAAATTTCGGAATCACAATAGGCAGATTAGAAAAATTATACGTGCACCAAAAACAGGACGAATCAGTATCACAAATTGCATTGTTATGAAGATTTACTTGTAATTCCTTCAGTTTTTCATGTATAGTTTTACTCTGTTTTTTCACATTATTTTCTTCTTTATACTGTGAAATAAGTAACACTGATTCATTATAATTCGGTAATATATTTGTATCTAATTCAAGTTCATCATTGTTCAAGTCACTTTTTTTACACTTTAAATGAACAATAACATTAGAAGAAAAATTACTACTTTCCATTTTCGGTTCAGTCACCGTAATGATTTTACCCCCTTTCGGTTTTCTACCTCGTTTTTTAGGAACAAGTGGTTCAACTTTTGTATTAGTTTTACCTGAACGTTTTTTATCAGCTGGAGCTGTTGTCATTTTATCTGCTCCACTTATAAACAATTCAGTTTAAATACTTTTATTATTATCTATATAGCACTTTCGGCATACCGGCAGATAATGGTCCTTTTCGCCAATGAGAACTTGTTCAGTATTATTACTTGTGCGTAGTGTAAAAATTGCCTTTGTTCCATCCTTACATATTCCACATAATGCCGTTAGTTTACTTACTTTATCGCAATAAGGAATCAAATCAATAAGTGACCCAAATTTATTGCGTTTGTAGTCACCATCTAATCCACAAATATATACTTTTTTATGCTTTTCATCAACCATTTTTTTTGTCCATTCGATAATATCATCGAAAAACTGACCTTCATTTACTAAGATTACATCAATAGTATCTGGTATATCAAGCTCACATAATTTTTCGGTTTGAATACATGGGATAGTCGCATGGTCATGTGTAGAGAGAGTAATTGAATTCTCTCCATACCGATTATCGGCAATATAATTAATCACCAAAATGTTGTCCGTATATACTTTATATTGGTTGTAAAGACCGATTAACCACGAAGATTTACTGGCAAACATAGGTCCTATTGCGAGTTCGAGCCACCCAGATGTTATTCCTGACATAGTAGGATTTTGTATATAACAAAACAATTATATTTAATATCGATTCAATTATCATATTAAATAGAACTTTTAAAAAAACAATAATACATGGAACAGATTCCATGGATAGAAAAGTATAGACCTCATGATTTTGAATCTATTATTCTGGAAAAAAACAATAAACTGATACTAAAGGCAATGATTAAAGAAGATACAATACCTCATCTTTTGTTTTATGGACCCCCGGGCACTGGAAAAACCACAACAATTATTAATCTCATTCATGAATATCAAAAATATCATAAACAAGAACACGGAGAATTAATCGTTCATCTCAATGCGTCCGATGACAGAGGTATTGAGGCCATTAGAAATGAAATTCAAATGTTTACCAATACATCACATTTATTCAATAAAGGAAGTAAGTTTATTATTCTGGATGAAATTGACTATATGACTAAAACTGCTCAGTATGCGCTTTATAATTTGATAAAAGATTCAAATACTAAGGTAACATTCTGTCTTATATGTAATTATGTGAGTAAACTTCATAAATCATTACAAAATATATCCATGGCGTTTAAATTTAATACATTACCACGCCAAGATATCTTTTCATTCTTGAAAAATATTATTAAATCGGAATCTATTATAAATTTAAAACAAACAGATATCAACGATATTATTGAACTTTTTAAATCAGATATACGTTCCATGATTAATTACATACAAGGATTATCACAAAATAAAACCAAACATAATATATTGTCGGAAACGAAAATTGATGATTTGATACATACCTTTCTAAACAAACCAATAGATGCTTCCGAACGAAAAATAATTCATTATATGTATAAATACAATATTGAAAAACAAGAATTAGTTATTCGCATTATAAATAATGTTGTATGTAATTACAAAATAACACAAAAAATGCTTTTTTTTATAAAAAGTATTCTTCATAATAATAATTATTACTTAGATGAGTTCAATAACTTTTTTATTTCAAACTTAGTGTCATTATTGAGCAAATAAATACGTTTTTTTAATTTTTGTATAAAGAGATTATCATTTTTTGGATCGGGATCGAAAACGTTCATTTTGTGAGTAGGTTCATACTCGGCAAGGAACATTGTATAATCTATAATTAGATAATAATTGAAATATACTTAAAGAACTTTAAGTAGTTCAAATAAAGGCAACCATGTGTGATAGTGAATGGTTGCAGTTTTGTAATAATGAATATATATCGGAACCCTTCCTCAATAGTTCAGATACCTCCCAGATAGATATACCAACATGTCCTGAAGCAGAAGATTTATACATTAGCACAAAATCTAAAATAGGTTATTTGAATAAATCTATTGACTTATCAAGTGTATTTTGGAATATACCCATAATCCCGTATCATGAACATAAAGAAGGTGTTATCAAAAAACAAATAAAAATGACCCTTAATGAACCAAATAATATTGATTCTAAACTTCGTGAATATGAAAATGTAGATATAGAAGATATTTCAAAAAAGCGAAACAAAATTATAAAAAAAATTAGTATTGGAATTTCTAGTAAAGATATGGTAAGTTATCGATGCAAAAAAAAGGGTGCCTTTTACAATTGTTTTGTTATTATGTTTAGAGTTTTGTATGAAGGAAGATTCAAAGAAATGCATGTAAAAATTTTTAATACTGGAAAAATGGAAATACCAGGTGTTCCTAAAGATGACCTTTTAGAATTATTACTAGAAAGGGTATTGGTTCTTCTCAATTCACCGGCTATTAACTTGGACGTTCAAATTAAAGAAGAAAGTTTTGAAACCGTCCTCATTAATTCAAATTTTAATTGTGGATTTAACATAAATCGTGAATCGTTAGTAGATATTATTAAATATACGTATAAATTGAATGTTTCCTATGACCCATGCTCATACCCTGGAATTATGTGTAAATATTATTACTATCTAGATAAACAGAGTGATGAGCAAGATGGAAGACTTTATAAACAACATGATGAAAATGGTAATTGTAAAAATTCTAAACCGATATGTATATCATTTATGATATTTAGAACCGGGAGTGTCCTTATAGTAGGTAAATGTCATAATACTGAGATAATTTACAAGATTTATAATTTTATTAAAGATATTTTCATAGAACATTATTCTGATATTTATGCACCATCATCACCAGAAGATTCACCCAAGACTTTGGTAACAAAGAAAAAAATAAAAAAAAAGAAAGTAGTTTGTTATCAAAGTTTATCTGGTCCTCAAAGTTTATGAAATTCGCTTAGTTGGACATTCAGCATCGACAATATACAATGAATTTTCGGTTAAAATAATAAAATCGGTTTCAACCTTAAAAATCTTAACAATTGTGCTGGTATACTCATCAGCACTACGAACCAATAGTTTATCACCGTTTTCTTTTACTCCAATAACTACTGTTTTTTCAAGAGATGGACTCCAGTAATCCAGCATCATTGGTTTATCTTCGACGATACATATTTTAGATGCGTGTTGTAATGTATTCGTGGATGGCAAACGAATTGATTTTTCTTCACTCATAATGTAATATTATGGTAATATTTTTATTTTAGTCTTTAAATAAATTATTCCGTGTAATTAATATATATGTCT